CGAAGTAGACATCTTCTGGAGTATCTGACAACACAAATTCGGGGTCACTAGAAGCATTGTCAGTCAATGGCCCAAGAGAGTTAAGGTTCTTCATATACCGATTAAACGGCTCAGTACCCGACGATTGCTCGAGGAGATCGCTCGTGTCGGTCAATGTCCCTCCGCTTGTCGTGGGGACATACTGACCCGAAGCATTGTCCCATACAGGGATTTGGCCGTCTAGAGGATTGGAGTTACTCCAGTCCGTCAACTCCTGAACACTATGGCCGACGAAGGACGTGGTGTTCTCGACGTAGTTCATCGTCAACATCACGTCAGCGCCATCAGCTTGGTATTGCAACACGTCGCCATTGTTCATCACCAATGGTTCTGTGAGTATTTGATCTACGCCTACTTGGTTGACTGTCAAAATCTTGGCAATGACTTTGTAACTAGATGAACCCGATTTGGCAAGATTTAGAGTCATAGATCGAGCAACTCCAGCATCGTTGTGAACTAAGATTGACTTGATAATCGTGCTTGTCACCCCACAACTATAAATGAATGTAGGGCTTCCGTTAGTCGTCGTGACCGAAATGCTTTTGTAGTCAAGTGCCATTATTTCTCCATAAAGAGTTGTAGTAATTCAATCTCGTCCTTGTTAGTTTGAATTTCGCTTATACGAGTTTGTTGCAATGCCGTAGTTCCCGCCACGGCAGCCGACTTCTGATTAGGCATAGGCCCAGGAGGTAGCTTTGGGCCTTTGCGGTAAATATCATTAGCCGCATCGCTATTCGTTCCTGTAATGCCTCCTCCAACACGACTAATCTCCACACCATATATATCGTATTGTCCTGCCATCAGATTGTGACCGCAACGTAAGATGTGGACTACTGCATCAGTCGCACCTGTTTCAATAATGATGCGTCGCAGAGGTCGAGGTAGGCGCTTGTGGTGATCGGCAAGCAAAAGCGTCAGGTTGTAGATGTTGGCCGTCTTCTGCCTATAAGCAAGGTGTTCAGCACACAAAACCTCCATTGATGGCTCTCCCGAAGCTGCCGAGGCAGGATTCTCACCGCTTGCGGCTTGACTAAACCAATAGGAGTTCCAACCAATCACTTCGTTGCCATCGGTTCGGTGTCCAGGTGAATGAGCTTGAAGCATCCCCATATCTCCCCAATAGTCCGTCAGGCGACTAGCTAGGAGCGTAGACCCTCCATTGACAATCTCTAGCCCTTCAGCGGTATCAGAGGACGCGACATACACGATGTCTTCATCTTCCTTGTTTTCTCCTACAAGGATGCGGAGGTTGTGAATACGGCAAGCGGTATATGGAACATCGACATCTGCAAAAGGACGAAGGTTCTGCTCGTTATCGTAAACGTGAACGTTAGCGTCAATGACAATGCCTTGGTGAACATCCGTCTCAAGCCCTGGCAGAGGAGGAGTTACGATGTTCAGGATCAGATCCTGCTCCTTCTTTCTGTCTTCCCACCTAAAGCGCATCCGTGAGGCGTGCGATTCGTGACGACGGGTGTTCATCCCCACGGGGAAGCGTCGCACCTCTTCGCCATCGGTGTGCTCAATGGTGTCTACGACGGGATCATTTTGTCCGTCAATCAGGAATGGGAAATCGAACGTGTCCGAAGAGTTCATTGTCCAAGCTACGTCAGAACTAATCTCAATAGGCTTCCACGTAGTGATGTCAAAGCCGCCAACATTCATTGGGTTTCCAATCGCAATGTGGATGCGTCCAAAGTCGTCGATGTCGTCAATGTCGGTATCGCTAACTACCGCTACGTCCTGCGACAGGTAGTAGTTGCCTACACGTAGGTTCAGTTTAATGATGGGTTGAGCACCGACAAACAAGTCATCACCTGCGTCAAGGATAGAGTCCATTACGACACGCCCCTTGATAATTAGGACTTGATTTCCCGTAATCTCAAACGTGGTGTTGCTCAAAGGAAACTCTTTGCCTACAAGGGTCGTTACTCCAAGATAGCCGCCATAGCCTGAGTCGTATGATGGGGTGGTTGGATCAGAGTTGATAGGCGCGTTATAGTAGTCACCAGCGGTATTGAAGATGTCCCCGTGAATCGTCACAGGAAGAGCCTCTTTAATAACCAAAGGAGCACCTCCTTTTGTATGTGTGTAGCTTACGGCTTTGACGGGATTGAAGAACGACAGTGAGCTGCCCTCTAGAATTACGGAGTCTGTATAGTCCGTCCTGTTTTCAAAGTCGGTATCTGACGATGCAGAAATAGCCGCAGACGCTTGGAATGATGGGTTGATAAGGCTGCGCTTATCTGATCGCCAAGCTCGTGCCGATTGGTCTGTTCCTGCGTAGTCTTCAAGGAAAGGACTGATAGCGTGGAAAGCACCCTGCCATTGGAATAGGGAACAACCCACGGCCATCATAATGTCTTCTAACACCTCGTAGCACGTCGAGCCGCCTGTAACAAGGCGTTGCTTTCGGTTGAATGGATTGTCGTGTAGGCGGAAGTCATACCAGATGTTCTGATTGCAACCTGTCTTATCTAGGATAGACCCAGGCTCACTAGTAGCCGTGTCTACGTGATTCCAATGATACATATCTAGTTGCTCAACGAAGAACTTGGCGTTAATCGTGTCGCTGAACAAATCAATATGAGGAAGGTGAGATAAGCATTGACCTATCTGTGCTCTCAAGTTGCGGTAGACTGCGGTAGATGTGTACGGCACTCCATCGCTAATCTCGTAGGGAACGTCACGTAACAGGCTCAATCCGTCACCAAAAATGAGCTGCACTTCCAAAGGTGGATTGCTAAAGGCATAGGTTACGGCTTCCTGTGATAGGCAACCAATCCAATAGTCTTCCCATCCCGTCGGGTAGAATGGGTAGATTGTAGTTATAGTGCCATCGTGCCTATCGACCTTGACTGCGATGTCGCCTTCCTTTCTAGCCTTGAGGATGTCAATCAGGTAGTAGGTGTCATTCGACAAGAGCGCCACCATATCGAGGCGAGATCCAATGATGGGACTGTGAAGGGTGTCAGTCTCGGCATCGTAGACTATTGAGACCGACTCGTGAATGATGTCAATCTCTACGGGGTTGGTGCTTGGCGAAGCATCATATCCGTACAACGCATTATTTTCGGATGGGGTGTCAGAAGCCGCTAGGTCGTAAATAGTAATCCTGTACGTATCGCTATTGCGACTAGGAATGATTGCGTAAAACGCCTCTACAATAGCCATCAGTAGGAGATTCTTTGAAAACGTTTGCCGCCCCGATCGCTGCTCAAGGCAATGTCATACCCCGAAAGGTGTCCGTAGACTCGTGTGCCGCCAACACCACCCATCTTCTGCATAAGAGAGGGTAGCTTTTCGAGCGGAATAATAGCCTCTCGCCCTGATCTGTTGTCACCGACGAGGGCGAGTTGTGGGCCAGTTGTGATACCTCCTTTTGCAAGGGCAGGGATGTTAATGCTCTGAATCAAACCCGTCAGGACACCCATTCCAAGAGCCAAAGCGCCAAGGCCAGCCAAACCGAAAGAGGCTTGGTTAGCGGGGTTCTTAGGGTCTAGGGCGTTCTGTACGAGTTGGGCGTAAGCAAGTTGCAAAGTGGCAAGTACCGCATCCTTGATGCCCTGGGCTACTTGAGCACCGAAGGTCTTGCCTTGTTGAGCCGCTTGACCAAGGGTGTTTCCAAATTGCTCTACGATGCTCAAGCCTTGACGAGTAAGGTTGAGTTCTGCCTGTCGACGAGCGATGTTTTCGTCGATGGCGACGTTATTCTGATTGCGTACTTCGTTTAGTTGAGCGTAAGCCTTGACCAAAGCCAAGACAAGTTCGTTCTCTGCCCCTAGGATCGGGATAAGAGAGTTAATCAGACTCTCGGTAGCATCCAACTCCTGATTTGTCATCGCAAAGGCGTCGATGAGTCCTGCATCAAAAGTTTCTCGCAAAGACTCCATCGTGGAGTTGTACTTGAGCATAGCATCAGAAACCGCTAGGGCTTGCTCTTGCTCTAACACCTCGCCCGTAAGCAATTTGATGTTGTCGGTAACATACTTGAGGTTGTCGCCAACGTCTACGCCCTCGTGGACTAGTTTATTCAAGTCACCGAAAGCCGTGCTGAAGGCAGACATCTTGCCTTTGGCTAGCTCTAGGCCATCAAGCCCTAGGACACGCGATTCCTGATCGAGAGTATAGAGTGTCTCTTTGAGCTTCGCCATAACCTTTTCTAGGTCTGACAACTCCCCCTCACCCATATCTCCAGTAAGCCCTCCTCCTGTTACTCCAAACTTAGAAAGGCGCTCTAGCAACCCACCAACACCTCCGTCCTGATCTATCTTTTTTGTGATCAAGTTGGCTTGCCTCTGAAGGTCGTCGAACAACGCTTGAGCATCGTCCATCTGTTTCTTCAGTTGCGAACGCCTACTAGCCATAGGGTCAATGGTGCGAACCTCCATTGTGCCTAACCCATCGCCTGTGAACTGACTGACTGTGTATGGAGCGTAGCCTCTTTCCCCAGCCGCAGCTTTTTTGTTAATCTCCTCTAGCTCAATCTCTGCCTTGACCTGATCTCCAATAGCTTTGGCTTGCTCTTGGGAGATGCGTGTCAACTGACTCTGCAAAGCACGTACTTTGGCCGTCCGCTTTATAGACGCACTTAGTTGATCGTAAGCACTAGCAAGGTTCTCGACTGTGGTCTCCTCGGTCGTCAGATCCTTAAAGTATTCAGGCTGACTACGCATCAACTCATTGAGAATCTCTTGCTTCCTCAATAGAGAGGTGTTCTCATTCTCGTACTCCTTAATGAGGCTCTTTATCGGAGATAAGATTTTGCCAGCGGCTTCCCCTGCGGCAGCGTTGGCCGCTTCGAGGCGACCCATAATGCCTTCAGCCTTCGTTCCTTCAGCAAAGACGTCAATCAATGCTATGGCAACCAAAGACAACGCGGTGACGGCTAATCCAACTGGCCCAAGCATCGTTGACAGAGCAGCACCTACACGAGGGAACAATATAGCTAGGTCTATAAGAGCGACTTTAGCCTGACCCAAAAGAAATAGAAGAGGCGGCAAAACGACAAGCAAACTTCCAATAGCTACTACGACTACTTTGATAATCATAGGAAGCCTAGAGAAGCCCCCTACAAGGTGTATCAAACCTTCCATCACAAAGTTGACCGCAGGGAGGAGAACCTTTCCGAACTGGATGCTCAAGTTCTCCATCGCAGAGATAAGGCGACGCTGAACGGCAAAAGCCGTATCGTCCATAACCTCCTGCATAACCTCAAGCGTACCTGCGGCTTGCCTCATAGAGTTTTCTAGAGCAAAGAACTCGGCTCTATTCTCTTGCAGTACAGGGACGGCAGAGGCAGCACGGACACCGAAGCGTTCAATGGCCTCGGTCATAGTCATAGATCCGTTGATAAGCTCAATAAACTTATCGTGGGTGTTGCCTCCCTCCTCTGCGAGTTTAGCGAGGATCATACGGAGGCGAGTACCTGCAATCGAGCCTTTGACACCTCGGTTGGCAAGGACACCCATTGCGGCTGAAATCTCCTCCATACTCACGGCAGAGATAGCCGCTTGAGAACCCGCGTACTTCATAGTCTCGGCAAAGGACTCGAAGTCCAATGCTGACTGACTGATAGCAACCGCGATAACGTCGTTGACCTGTCCTACTTCGCTTACGTCTTTGCCGAAGATGCGAAGTGTACTACCTGCAATTTCAGCGGCTCTTCCAAGGTCTGCACCCGTCACCTGGGCTAGGCTCAAGGTACTCTCCGTAACAGCCGTAATCTCGGAAGCCGTAAAGCCGAGCTTGGCGTATTCCTCTTGAAGTTGGCCTACGGCAGTAGCTTGGTAGATTGTGCTTGCACCGAGTTCTTCCGCGTTCTTTTGCAGCCGTTGGAATGACTGTGAAGTAGCACCGCTAATAGCTTGAACACGAGCCATCTGATACTCGAAGTTCGTAGCCGTCTCTGTGATGCGTTGACCCGCGATAGCGAGTGGAAGAGAGATGCCTAGACTTACTTGCTGACCAACGCGGGTCAGAGCCGCTCCCGACTTTTTTGTATGTCTTTGGACATCAGATAGTTTCTTCTCAAATCCTTCTGTGTTGAATAAGAGAAGTACCGATAGCTTACTTATCTCCTGTGCCGCCATTTTTTTCCTTGAATTTGTGCGCCCATTGAGACGTAAGGTCGCGGTGCTCATTCGTTATTCCACGAACAAACTTTGCTTTTTTCTTTTTAACGTCGTAGGGGTAGAAGCTATCAGGCTTATACGGCTGCGGGGTGCGCTTTGGATCTCGGTTGAGATTGGCGTGCAGAGCCATAAGCGAAGATGTGTGCCACCACATTCGCTTGTCTTCCTCCATAATGTATTTAGAGTAACTGGCGTACTCAAAGAAGGTCAACGACCAAAACTGATCGGGCATCAAGCCCAAACTCAACCCCTCAACGTATATGGAGTGCCAGTCACGAGGGGCAGCGTCTTGATCGCTTACTTGTTTCCCTCCGCCTCGGCACTAGGATCGGCTTCACCCATAAAGGCTTTACCAATCAACTCGGTGTACTCTTCGAGCACCTTTGGGCTTTCTAGGACTTGAGACGCGAAAAACTCGTAATCAGGGAGCGATTCGAGTTTTCCTTTCGTGGCGTAGATGTGGTTTACTAGCCCGTAGTAAATGACCTTTGGAACTGCCGTAAGGGGCTTGTCCTGAAGGTAGGCATCCATCTCGCTGAACTTGAGGTTTTCTCGTTCACAGAGGATGCGAAAAGCATTCATAGAAAGGTGACACGTATGTTTGTCCGTGCCTACACTTACTTCAAACTTTCCAGAGAGTTGATTCATTGCCGTCTATTTGGCGACAATTTACAACAAAGGACGATAATATCTATCAGGCAACAGAGACAGGATCGCCAACCAGTTCGATCGTAGCCGAGTACGTGGCGAAGTCGTCAACACCTGAAGAAAGGTCAAAGCTCGTGAAGTAGCCTTGGCCTCCGAAAGCCGTGCCAGCCGTATCGGTGCTTGACCATACGACAGAGACTTTGCCTTTGCCTACACAATGATCGAACAAGGCGTCCAAGTCAACACAATCGGCAAGCGTCGCCCACGAAGCCACACCCTCGATACTGATACTAGCGGTCGTAGTGCCTACACCAAAAGCTCGTGTTGGAGCAAGAGACGGGGCTGAACCAGAGGTAGCCGCAGTAGTAGCCTTGTAATTGACCTCGAAGGTGGCGTTGTTCACCTGAATAGATGCAGAGGTGCTGTACATTACAGGGATGAGGGCTGGACTAGCGCCCTGCGTCTCCCCTGGGTTTGTCGTAATCGTTCCTGCCGCATCGTCAATGTAGACAGCGACTGTGTTAGCGTTGATTGTTGCCATTATGCAAGCGTTTTAACCACGGGGTTTCCTTCCAATTCAAAAGAGGCAGAGAACGTAACGAAGTCGTCCATACCTGCTGAAAGCTCAAAAGAGGTGCAGTAACCAACACCGCCAACGGCCTGTTGAGTGCTCTCTTCGTTGTACCAAAAGACCCCTACACGAGTCTTTGCTTTGCACAAGTCGAAAAGTTCTTCT